ACTTATTTTAGTAGGTGTTTTTTCTTTTTTGTCTATTAAAGGAACAATAACAGGTCAAGAGTTTTTAACGATTTTTACTGTTGTGATTTCATTCTATTTCGGAACACAGACAGTGAAGACAAAGAAAACAGAAAGTGAGGATGAATAGTTATGGTAAAGGCAAGCGAAGTTATTAAATTAGCGCAATCTTGGATTGGTAAAAATGAATCTGATGGAAGTTTTAAAGAGATTATTGACATTTACAACTCACAAAAGACACTTCCGAGAGGGGTGCGCTTGAATTATGCCAATGAATGGTGTGCAGCTACTATCAGCGCATTAGCAATTAAGTTAGGTTGTACAGACATTATGCCTACAGAATGTGGTTGTCAGAAGATGATTGAAAAATATAAAGGCATAGGATGTTGGCAAGAAGACGAGAGCATTACACCAAAGGTTGGCTATATCATCTTCTATGATTGGCAAGATAACGGAAAGGGAAATAACACAGGCTGGGCAGACCATGTAGGCATTGTTGAAAGTGTATCAAATGGCAAGATTACTATTATTGAGGGAAACTATAATAGAAAAGTGGCAAGAAGAACACTTGAAGTCAATGCTACAAAAATTCGTGGTTATGGTATGCCAAAATATGAAGCTGAAGCAACTGTTGAAGCAAAGCCATCAACAATAGTTTCTACTTCAAATTCAGAATATTATCCAAAGTACACAGGTAATTCACCAAGCCTTGATACAATTCTTGAAGCCATTGGTGTATCGGCAGTTTACAGAGGGCATTGGACAAGACGCAAGCCATTAGCAGTAGCAAATGGTATTCCGAACTATACAGGGTTATCAACTGAAAACAGTACATTAAAGGCACTTGCTAGAAATGGAAAACTAAAAAAAGTTAGTATTAACACAACAGTTAAAGAGCCAACTACTACATACTATCCAAAATATACAGGTAAATCAATCAGCCTGAACACGATCTTAAAAAGTATAGGTGTTCCGACACAGTACATTGGCAATTATAAGGCTAGGATTCCACTTGCAGAAGCAAACGGAATTACTAACTACACAGGCACAATAACACAGAATAGTAAGTTGAAATCTTTGGCTAAATCAGGCAAGTTGAAAAAGGTATAATGTAAAAGGGAAGGCTTTGTGCCTTCCCTTTTTTTTGTTGCCAAAATTCAAAAATTATAGTATTATAATGTAAATATTTGGCAGTGAAGGAGTGAATTAAATATGGCAAAGAAAAGGACACCACAGAAAGGCAGTATTGCAGCCGAAACGGACTTAAAGAAATTGGAAACATACCACAATATGTTTTTCGGTTTCGCAATATTTTTTATGGTTGTAGGCTTATTTTTATTCCCATTATTTTTTTTAGGCTTATTTTTTATAATGATGGCTACACAGGTGAATAAGAGAAAAAAAGAAGTTTTAGATCAGCAATTAAAAGCCGAACAAATCAGAGCAAAAAGGCTTCAGGAAGAAACTGAAAAACTATTAAAAAAGCAGAATGAACAAATTGAAAGAGAACTAAAAAGGGAAGAGCAACGAAGAGCGAGAGAATTTGAAGAAGCAGAACGCAAGGAACGAAGAGAAAACCTACCTGAAGAAGAACTAAACAGGCTAAAAGGCATGTGCGCTGATATTTACAAGGAATACAAAGACTTGATGAAAAAATACAGTAAACTTGATGATTGCGATTCAGATGATTTTGAAGATGTTGTTGATGAAAATGTATATATCCTTAAGGAATGTTATAGAAAGTTGGATGTGGCAAGAACTACCATTGAATATTATAATTTGCAAGAAGATGTTACATATGATGTTTATGGCGAAATGGTTAAGGTTATGAAAAAAGCAGAGTCTTTCATCAATGCTTATATCAAATACCAACGAGCAGAAGATTTTGATGATGATATGATTGATGTTATGCAATTTGCAGATGACTTAAATTTTATATCAGACCATATTTTTGAAAAAGATGAAAAACTAAATAAGTAAATGGTATATTAAAAGGACAGGTATTGAACCTGTCCTTAAATCATTGATATATAAGGGTTTGTAGTCTTTTTAAAAAGGTGTACTTTTATATATGCTCCGAACGGAGCGCACCAAAAAGTACGAACTTTTAATCAAAAAAATATAATACTTTCTGGCACGATCTTCTTATTAGCATCAACCTTAAATTCTCTGATAAGGTTGCGCCAAAATGCTTTCTTATGTTCCCTGTCTAATTCTTCATATAACCCTTTATAGTCTGTTTCAAGCAATCCTTTTAAAATATCTAAATTTCGTTCAACAGGCTTTTCTTCCACATCAATTTTCTTCAATGCCTTATTCAACTTAAGATATTCAGTATCATATTCATCCTCTTCAATTCTTCCTTTTCTGAACATCATATTAAGTCTGTCTATTTCCTTTTTCAATTCTTCAATTTTTAGGGTATTATCAGTTTTAGGCTGCACAACATCAGCAAGGCTTTCAACCTTGATAATTTCATTCTGAATATATGTTTCTAAATTGGTTAATAGTTGTTTTTCAATCTTGCGTTCAGAAGTAGAGTAGCTAAATGTACAACTACCTTCCTGACGATATTTATTACACCTATAAGCATAAGTTCCATTGCCACTTTCGGTAGTTGGCTTTTTAAAATTACCAGCTAGTTTTCTGCCACATTCAGGACATATAATTATACCTGAAAAAAGAAATACTTTAGGATTACCTTCGCTATATCTTGCATTGCGTTTCAAAATATCCTGTATTTTATCAAAATGCTCTTTAGTAATATAAGGTTCAACATAGTCAGGAACACCCTTATATTCGCCATATAATAGTGTATCAGTAAGCAAATTGTGTACAGTTGCGATTGAAAGGTTCATAGCATATTTCATGTTAATATATACTGTAGTTGCTCTTTTGGATTGGTGGGTTTCAAAATGTTTAAGTAAATCCACTAAAATATGTTCTTTTTCAATGTTTTTTGCAAGGCGGCGATTGCGCTTTTCACCAACAACTTCCCAAGGAAAATGAAAGTTCCTTGTACCTGTTACAACTTGTTTGTTTTTAATACGCATTTTGTTATTGAATTTAATACGCTTGCTAGTCTTTTTTGCTTCATATTCTGCCATTGTAAGATAGATATTGATTTTAAAAGCTGCATCATCATCTTCAGGGTCAAGGTCGGCTTCTTCAATAGAAATCCAAGTAACTCCGGCTTTACGCAACTGTTTCTGACATTCATAATATTCCCCAACATTACGGAAGAATCTATCAATACATTTGAATATAACTATATCAAACTTGCCAGCCTTTGCATCCTTAATAAGTTTAGCAAGTGCTTTTCTCTTGCTTATCTCTAAAGTGGCAGATATACCCTCGTCAATATATTCCCCAGCGCCAACAAGTTCATATTCAGTACAAAACTCTTCTAATAAGTCTAATTGGTCATTAATGGTGTAACCATTCTTTTTCTGTTCATCAGAAGAACACCTTGAATATTTGGCAGCCCTAACAGGTCTACCCTCTGCTTTATATCTATTTAATTGCTTATAACTCGTATACATAATTTAACTCCTTTTTTTACATAAAAATTACATAATTTTTATCATTACTTGATATTAACAGTTGTATCATACTTGTATTCACTAGTTCGTATTACTAACAATTTCCACTATCTAAAAAATAAGTCAGATAGTATAATAATTTCAGAACATTCGTTCTGCACGAAAAGGGGGAGTTTCCATATGGATCAATATTTCGAATACCAAAAGCAAGTTATTATTGATGCCATTAAAAACACTAAAGATAAAGAAAAAACAAACTTAATATACGGAATGCTTATGAATTCTGATAAAAAAACTAATCAAGCGAAATATCCATCAGCTTCATAAGTCCTTCTAATTTTTCTTCGTTCAGGTTGGCTAGTTTAAGGACTAGTTGCCTGAACTTTTTTTCATTTTGCAACTTATCCACTAAATCAACAAACTCATCATTTTCCTTTTGTTCAAGTGGTCTTTCCATTGGAACATCATACCCAGCAAGCCACATTTCAGACACATCAAGAACCTTGCCAAGTTCATACAATGTTGATGGCTTTGGTTCGTATTTACCTGAAACATAACAACTTATGGATGGCTTGTTTATCCCTGATTTTTCGGATAATTCCACTTGCTTCATTCCTCTTAAATTTAAAGCTTTCTTAATTCTTTCCGAAGCAGTTGCTACTTTATCATAAGAATTACTCATATAATTCACTCCTTCCTAATTAAGTGTAAGTAAATATTACCACATAAATTAAGAAAAGACAACCAAAACAAAAGAAAATAATAACAAAAGTTAAGAAAACTTAAAAAAAGTGATTGACATTATTCTGAAATAGTATTAGAATAACTTCAGGAGTTAAGAAAACTTAACACGAAAAAAGGAGAAAACTATGGCAGAAAGAAAAATATACACAGTATATAGTGAAAATGGTGATATGACATTCATAATGAGAGATATATATGTGAATGGCGAACCAAAAAGCACAGAAGTAATCGGCTTTTACTTTGGAGAACCAACGGAAGAAAATACAACATTATATACAGGCAGTTTAAAAGCTGAATTTTAGATCAGGAAAAGCAAGGCGGAAGGTATGAATGACAATGAATTAAGAATAATTGAAGCAATGGTAAAAGATAAAATTAAATTACAACTTGAAATAGCACAAGATAATTTTAAGATTACAGGTTGGAATGAATCACATTCTTGCAGAATGGCAAAGATTGACGGAATGATTGAAGTGTTGGAAATGTTCACAGATAAAGAATATTATTATGACGAAAACGGATTGCATGAGAGAAAGGATAAATAAGTATGACAGAATAAGAAAAGCGCAATGAAACTAATGTTTCAATAGCTGTCCTATCGGCTTATCGGGGGTACTTAATGCAGCCTTCTATGTGAAGAGTGTCACAAGCCACTATGAATGCAGAGTGAGTATATAGAAAGGAAGTGGAAAAATGCGTTATAAAAAGTCAAGAGGGAAAATGAGTTACGCAAAGTTAAGAGGAAAAATTAAAGAAGTATTTGGTACGCAGAAGGCTTTTGCTGAAGCAATGGATATAAGCACAGTTTCTTTAAGCAAGCGTTTAAATGGTGAATTAGATTGGACAACATCTGAAATTCCATTTGCATGTGAATTATTAGGTATTCCGCTTGAAGAAAATGCGACTTATTTTTTTATGAAAAAAGTTAAGAAATCTTAACGGAAGGGGTATAAATGGATAGGGCAACAAACAATGTACCAACAGCTGAAAAAATACTTTCATTATTGGTTGAACTGCTTGCAGACCAACATAATGTAAAAGTTAAGTATCAGATTGTTAAGAAAGGAGATGAAGAGGATGGAACTTAATTTAATTTACGGAAACGAAGCAACACTTGAAGATTTAGTGGAACTTCACGATAAGAAAGGCTTTGAATTTGTTATTGAAGATGGAGTGATTACCAATGTTTTATACTGATGACCCTATAGCAGATTTTTCAAGGCATTGTGACGAGCAAGAAGCAGAACACAGAGCATATATAGAAAGTTTGCCGAAGTGTGAGTATTGCAGAAAACCTATAGAAGATGATTATTGCTATGTAATAAATGATGAGCCTATATGTGAAGAGTACCTTGAACATTATCACAGAAAGAAGGTGGAACATCTTGTCTGTTGATTTTAAAGTATATGATTCAAAAGAAGATTGGCTTCAGGCAAGACAAAGTTTTATAGGTGGTTCAGATGCTTCTTCAATCGTTGGTATGAACCCTTACAGAAACAATATTGAACTGTGGCAGATTAAAACAGGACAGTTAGAGCAAGAAGATATTTCAGATAAGCCTTATGTTCAGTATGGCATACAGGCTGAAGAACATTTAAGGGCATTGTTTAAATTGGATTTTCCTGAATATAAGGTTTTCTATGCTGAAAACAATATGTGGACTAATGACAAGTACCCATATGCACATGCCAGCCTTGACGGATGGCTTTTAGATCAGGATAAAAGAAGTGGCATTTTAGAAATTAAAACTACTGAAATTCTTCAATCAATGCAAAAGGAAAAATGGAACAACAGAGTACCTGACAATTATTATATTCAGCTTCTGCATTACCTTATGGTAACAGAATTTGATTTTGCAGTATTAAAAGCGCAG